TTCGACCTCGACATCGACTCCAACGGTCGTTGGTCTGTTGAGAAGTTCAAGGGTCTCCTGTTCCAAATCGAGCGCGACGCTAACGCGATTGCACAAAGAACTCGTCGTGGAAAGGGCAACATCATCATGTGCTCTGCTGACGTTGCTTCAGCACTGACCATGGCTGGTGTTCTCGATTACACCCCTGCACTCAACGCTAACCTCAACGTTGATGACACTGGTAACACCTTCGCTGGTGTTCTCCAAGGTAAGTACAGAGTCTACATCGACCCATATTCTGCTAACCTCACCGCTGCTAACGCTGCTAACGGTAACCAGTACTATGTCGTCGGTTATAAGGGTTCTTCACCTTATGACGCTGGTCTCTTCTATTGCCCATACGTTCCTCTCCAAATGGTTCGTGCCGTTGGTGAGAACTCCTTCCAGCCCAAGATTGGCTTTAAGACCAGATATGGTCTGGTCGCCAACCCATTCGCTGAGGGAACCAACCAAGGTTCGGGTGCTCTGCACGTTAACCAGAACCGCTACTACAGACGTGTTGCTGTTAAGAACCTCATGTGATCCATACTCACAAGAGTTTTCTGGGGGGTCTTCGGACCCCTCTTTTTTTATCTAAATAACTAGAAAGAGAAATAGTCATGGCAGGAAAGACTTTTCAACAATTCATGGAACAAGCCATGAATGTTATTAAACCAATAAGTCCATACAGGACTTATCCAAAGCCAGGGGGAACCAAAGGTCTTAGAGATCCCATCACAGGTAATTCTCCAGGAGATGATCTACCACCACCAACCTCAAGCGGTGGAGGTCCAAAAGTTCCATTGGCAAAGGGACCAATCAAAAAACCAATCCCAACGAAAGTTGTATAATTAAATGTCAGCAAGACCTTCGCAAATAGAAAATAGAAATTTTCTAGCACCTACAGGATTTAAATTCACATTGAAGCGAAGTCCTGGTGTAGCGTTCTTTTGTAACCAAGCAAATATCCCAGACTTAAATCTGGGTATTGCCATTCAACCAAATTATCTTCGGGACATTCCAACTCCTGGAGATAAGGTTGAATTTGGTGATCTGACTTTGAGATTTCTTGTTGATGAAAGCTTGGAAAACTTCATGGAAGTTCAGAAGTGGATTCGTGGACTAGGATATCCAGAAGAGGTTCAAGAGTTTAGAGACTTAGAAAGATCTGGATTAATCCAAGGAAACTATAAGAATGATGGACAAAACATCTATTCTGACGGAACTCTACAAATACTGAACAGTAACTTGATTGCACAGTTCAATGTGTTTTTCACTGATTTGTTCCCATACTCATTGACAACGTTGACATTTGATGCTACAGATACTGACATTCAGTACTTTACAGCAGACGTAAGTTTCAAGTATACTTCTTATAAGATAACTGATTTAGCTGGAAATGACCTTTGATCTTGATATGATTCAAGAAATGTGGGAAAAGGACTCAAAAATTGACATGGACAATTTGCACACTGAGTCCACAAATATTCCCACTCTTCATGCAAAATACTTTGAAATGTACAATACCATCTTTCTCTTGAGGAAGAAGGCAGAGCAACAGAGAAAAAACATTCGACATGAACGCTATGAGTATTTTAGCGGAAAAGCGGATCCTGATGTTTATGTGGAGAATCCATTTCCTAAAAAAATCAGGGACAAAGATACTATGCAAAAATATCTTGATGCCGATGAAAAACTTTCTACGGTTTGTTTGAAGATTGATTATTATGATACAATGCTTGTTTATATTGAAAGCATTTTAAAACAAGTTACCAATCGAACCTATCAAATTAAAAATGCGATTGAGTTTATGAGATTTAATGCTGGACTGGGATAACTAAATATTACCAGATGAATGGATTCATGTGATTGATACGACAGCCAATCTTGTTATCTCAAAATCCAACGAAGTATTTCTAAAGGTTAATACTGAGCCTCATATTGAATATGAACTTAGAGACCACTTTAAGTTTGAGGTTCCTAATGCAAAGTTTATGCCCCAATACCGTGGTAGGAATTGGAATGGGGAGATTCATTTGTATGATATGCGTTCTAAACAGATCTATGTGGGTCTGTTAGATAAACTTGTCAACTTCTGTGAGCAATACGGATATAGTTACAAATTTGAACACAACAAATTCTATGGCACTCCTTACGAAGAGAATGAGGAGATTTCATACGAAGGTGTTAGTGGATATATGAATTCCATATGTGCCCATACTCCCAGGAAGTACCAAGTTGAGGGAGTATATGGTGCCCTAAAGCATAATAGAAAACTATTGATAAGCCCCACTGCGAGCGGCAAATCACTGATGATTTATTCCCTCGTAAGATATTATGTGGATAGAAAACAAAAAATTCTCTTAGTTGTTCCGACGACATCTCTTGTAGAGCAGATGTACAAGGATTTTGTTGATTACGGTTGGGACGCTGACTCATATTGCCACAAAATCTATTCTGGTAGGGAAAAAAGTAATGATGCTCCTGTTACAATTACAACTTGGCAATCTGTATATAAACTAGATCGTTCTTTTTTTGAAGAATATAACGTAGTCATAGGAGACGAGGCTCACTTGTTTAAAAGTAAGTCTTTAATATCTATAATGACAAAATTACACCATGCCAAGTATAGATTTGGGTTCACTGGTACTTTAGACGGCACACAGACGCATAAATGGGTCTTAGAGGGACTGTTTGGCCCATCATACAAGGTGACGAAGACAGAAGAATTAATGAGACAGGGACACCTTTCTCAGTTAGATATTCAATGCTTACTTCTCAAACACCCACCACAGAAATTTGAAACATATGAAGATGAGATTCAATATCTGATATCTCATGAACAAAGGAATAATTTCATTCGAAACTTAACACTTGATCTGAAAGGCAATACTCTGGTTTTGTTCAGTCGTGTTGAAGCTCATGGAGCGGTCTTATACGAAAAGATAAATACTAGCAAGCGAACTGATCGTAAAGTATTTTTTGTACATGGTGGTGTTGATGCTGAGCAAAGAGAATTAGTTAGAGAGATCACAGAAAGAGAAAACGATGCGATTATTGTTGCCTCTTATGGAACTTTTTCTACAGGTATCAATATTAAAAATCTCCATAATGTTATCTTCGCCTCACCTAGCAAATCCAGAATCAGAAATCTTCAAAGCATTGGACGAGTTCTTAGAAAAGGAAAAAACAAAGTAAAGGCCACTTTGTACGACATCTCAGACGAAATCATTTACAAATCCAGAAAAAACTATACCTTAAATCATCTCATTGAAAGAATCAAAACCTACAATGAAGAGAACTTCAATTATGAAATAATCACAATACAACTAGGAAGAAATGGGAATTGAAGAAGACTTTTACGCAACAATCAAATTTAAAAGTGGAGAAGAAGTGTTTGCTAAAGTAGCAGCTTCTGAAGAAGAGGATAGAACTATGTTGATAGTTTCTAATCCAATTATTGTTAGTGAAATAAAATCCAGAGTTGGTGTTGTTGGATATAAGTTAGAACCTTGGCTTAAAACAACCAAAGATGATATGTTTATCATTAATTTACAAGACATATTAACTTTATCAGAATCAAGTGATATTGAAATGATTCAGATGTATCAATCGTTTGTAAGACAATCGTCTAAAGGTAGTGAAGCGAAACTCAGTAGACAGATGGGATACATCTCTTCAGTCAATGATGCTAAGGATATTCTAGAGAAGCTCTATAATAAAGATAGCTAAAGCTAATCTTTTTAACCTCCACAAAGGTAATTCTACTTGATTTTGAAAACTTGTCAAGTATTAGTATAAATGTTATACTATCTACATAGTAATGATAAGAATTTATGATAACATCGGCAGTTATGACCAGAAGAAAAAGGTCAGAGCACTATGTAAACAATAAAGAGTTTCTTGCTGCTTTGATCAAGTACCGCGAAGACAAGGAAATTGCAGAGCTTAAAGGTCTTCCCAAACCACCCATTCCGCGCTACATTGGTGAGTGTTTCTTGAAGATCGCAAATCACTTGTCCTTCAAGCCAAACTTTGTGAACTACATGTTCAAGGAGGACATGATCTCTGATGGAATCGAAAATTGCGTTCAGTACATACACAATTTTAATCCTGAGAAATCCCAGAATCCTTTTGCTTACTTTACGCAAATTATTCATTATGCATTTCTCCGCAGGATTCAAAGGGAAAAACGTCAGTTAGAAATCAAGAACAAAATTCTTGAAAGATCCGGTTACAGTGAAGTGTTTGACGACAACAACACCATTGACGGATCGAATTACAGCGATTATAATAGTATCAAGGACGCTGTGCATTCCAAACTTCGTTACTGATGAAAGTTGCTATTATTACCGATCAACATTTTGGTGCCAGAAAGAATTCTAAATTGTTTCACGATTACTTTTTAAAATTCTATAATGATGTCTTCTTTCCAACTCTAGAGAAAGAAGGCATCACCACCATCATTGATATGGGTGATACCTTTGATAGTCGTAAGGGAATTGATTTCTCTGCGCTGTCCTGGGCTAAAAACAATTATTATGATCGACTCTGCGACATGGGAGTTGAAGTTCATACGATTGTTGGAAATCATACTGCATATTATAAAAACACAAACGAAGTTAATGCTGTCGATTTGTTACTTCGTGAGTATCTAAACGTCATTGTTTATTCACAACCAACGGAAGTTGTTTTGGATAAACTTAAAGTCTTATTCATTCCGTGGATTAATGCCGAAAATTATCAACAAACTGTCAAAGCTATTCAAAATTCATCTAGCAAGTGTGCGATGGGGCACCTTGAGCTCAACGGATTTAGAGCTCATCGTGGGCACGTCATGGAAGACGGTATGGACTGCGAACTATTTGAGAAGTTCAGTCATGTCTTCTCGGGACACTATCACACTCGATCAGACAACGGCAAAATCTTTTACCTAGGAAACCCATATGAGATGTTCTGGAATGATGCAAATGATACCAGAGGATTTCATATCTTTGATACCGAGACTCTAGAAAAAACTCCAATCAATAATCCTTACAGAATGTTCTATAACATTTACTATGAGGATAATGACTATCGTTTGTTTGATAGTAGAGAGTATGATGAGAAAATTGTAAAGGTCATTGTTCGTACAAAGACAAACTCATCCAAGTTTGAAAAATTCATTGACAAACTCTATACCAGCGGAGTTCATGAACTGAAGGTTGTTGAAAACTTCCAACTCGAAGAGAAAGAAGATTTTGAAGCCTTTGAGTCAGAAGATACGTTGTCTATCTTGAATAGATATATTGAAGAGTCTGAAACAAATCTTGAAAAATCAACCGTACAAAAAATCATTCAAGATGTATATCAGGAAGCGTGTGAGATTGTTTAATGTTCATTCTAACAATTGATGGCAAAGAAGACGAAGGAGCATACTCAGTTCAAAACGAAGACGGACAACAGGTTCTGTATTTGTTTGAGGAGGAGGATGATGCTATTCGTTATGCTATGATGCTAGAGGACGATGGGTATCCAGAGATGCATATAATTGAAGTTGAAGATGATATGATGATTCATATTTGCGAGTCACATGGTTACGAGTATAGTATAATTACTCCCAATGATATTGTAATTCCTCCGACAATTCAAACTCATGATTTTATTTGAAAAAATTAGATGGAAAAACTTTTTAAGCACTGGTAATCAATACACCGAGATCAACCTTCAAAAAGATTCCACTACTCTTATTGTTGGAACCAACGGAGCTGGTAAGAGCACTGTTCTGGATGCTCTTACCTTTGCTCTGTTTGGAAAACCATTCCGTAAAATTAATAAACCACAACTTCCTAACTCTACCAATGAGAAAGACTGTCGGGTAGAAGTTGAGTTTTCCATTGGGAACATTGAGTGGAAAGTCATTCGCGGAATCAAACCAAATGTGTTTGAGATATGGAGGAATGATTCTCCTCTCGACCAATCTGCTGCAGCCTTAGACCAGCAGAAGTGGTTGGAGCAGAATGTGTTGAAGATGAACTATAAGTCTTTTACTCAGATTGTGATTCTGGGGAGTAGCACTTTTGTTCCGTTCATGCAACTCTCTGCTTCTCATCGTAGAGAGGTGATTGAAGATCTGCTTGACATCAAGATCTTCTCATCAATGAATACAATTATTAAAGATAAAATTAGACAGTCCAGAGAAGATATCAAAGTTCTAGATCTGAAGAAACAAACTCTGAAAGAAAAATCAGAGATGCAAAAGAACTTTATTGAGCAGTTGGAGAATAGCGGTAACGAGAATATTGAATCCAACAAAAAGAAAATCTCAGACTTGAATACTGAAGTCGATCAGTACATGCAGTTGAATTCTGTCACTGAGGAAGAGGTCTTTGGATATACAAAAGAACAAGAGTATGTGACTGGAGCCACTGAGAAACTTCGTAAGTTGGGTAACCTCAAAGGCAAGATTTCACAGAAAGTATCAAGTATTACTAAGGAACATAAATTTTTTACAGAAAATACGGTATGCCCTACCTGTGATCAGGCGATTGAAGAGACCTTTAGAATAAATAGAATTAACGACGCTCAAACTAAGGCAAAAGAGTTGCAATCTGGTTATAAAGAACTGGAGGAGGCAATTAAAGAGGAG